AGTCCGAGTATATTAGGTCGAATGGCACGAGGTTTGACGGATTATATTGGTGGCGGTGGCATCATGGGTGCTTTATCTACCGACTCGGGTAGCGGAGATACCCCTGAGATAATAGACATGAATCTAGGTGGCGTTGATCCTATGCGTCCGGTGCTACGTCCGACTGATGGTAGTACTACAAAAAACAATGGCATAATGAATGCTATGTATAAAGGCATAAACTCCGTAGAACCATTAACAGGTTTTGAGCCACAGGTAGCTGGACCGTACTCTGGCTCGGCTATCAATCCTTTTATTAACATGAACATTGATCCTACGAGAATGAGTCAACAAGGTCCTAACTTTACTCCTCAGTTTGACGCGCAAGGTCAACCAAGGATGACGAATTATGCAGATAGGAGCAGCTCCGCATTTAACGCTCTTGGTCTCCCAGAATCTGCAATGAATATGAACAACGATTCGTATGCATATTTATTTAAAAACGACCTGCCCTCTGATCTTGAAGAGGAAATGTTTTCTCAAATGATGCCTCCAGTGGGGGGTAGTGTTGATGGACAAATTGTGCCTGCTGGATCTGGTGGGCTTCAAGTTCCAGATTTGTCGGGTCCCAATGCCATACCAGACAGAGGATCAGAGTTAGGTTTTGTAGAACGAGGAAGAGATTTAAATCGTTTCCCCCCATCTGTATCTACGCCTGGTCTTATAGGTCAAGACATGGCGGAGCAACTAAGAAGAGAAGCGGCAGAACAAGATGAAAACATGTATGGAACAGGTATGTTTGATTTAAGGGACTCGCTTAAGACTATTCCCGCTCCTTTTGGAAACGAGTTGGGAGTACCTGTTCCTGAATCGACTCCGTATGGTGGACAAGAGTTTCCGTTCTTAGATAGAGAAAAACCATCGTTTCCTATTGCTGAAACACCTTCTGCGTTCCCACCGAGAGCTTCCGAACCTACTACTAATTTTCCTAGTGGTGTTTCTCCGTCTCAAAATGGTTTTAACCCTGCGAATATTGGAGAACCAGCAGTTAGTTTTGATGATTTTGGTTCTGAACAAGCTGGTGGTTATGAGGAACCCATAGCGAAAGTGATTGCTGACGCAAGAACTGACAGACTTGCTAAGTTAGGCACTGCAACAGGTTTCGAGAACAACATGCCGTTAGAACAAGAAGGACCTCTTGTAGAAAGAGATTCTAGGATCCGAGATGCGATGGCACCGGATGGTTTAGATGATAACATGTACAATGATGGTTCTGAGATATTTGATTTAAGTGAAACATACGATCCATCAGGTGGCGGCTATACTGATGACGGTGGTGGCGGCGGTAGTCCTACTGGATGCCCTGAAGGTTATGAACCGATGACATTAGAAAACGGAGAAACGGTCTGTGTTCCTATTGAGGAAGAAGTAGAAGAAGTAGAAGAAGAGGTAACTCCGGTTACTCCAACAGTTCGTCCTACTATGGGTCCTTCGGCCTATACACCTCAAGCGGTTTCTCCGATTCGCCCGTATACGTTACAACCAGGTGAACAAGGGGTTGGTAGTTTGGCAGATATTCTTCAGCTTCAAAATTATCCAAATATAGTCTAATGGATCTACAAGCTCTTCCCGAAGAGGCGTTAAAAGAAATACTTAGCCTCACCGAGGCTAAGAAACGTTTAGATATTAGGGACGAGGCGCAAGAACACTTCATGCCGTTTGCACATCATGTGTACGACAACTTCATTGAAGGGCGGCATCATAGGATTATTGCGGAAAAGTTAGAGCAAGTGGCGCAAGGTAAGCTAAAAAGGCTTATTATTAACATGCCTCCTCGTCATTCTAAGTCTGAATTTGCCTCATATCTCATGCCAGCATGGTTCTTGGGCCGTAATCCAAAGCTTAAAATCATTCAGGCCACGCATAATACGGAGCTTGCTGTACGTTTTGGTAGGAAAGTACGAGATTTAATAGACGATCCTCAATATAAGGAGGTTTTTCCAGACACGCACCTTAAAGAAGACAACAAAGGTGCGGGAAAATGGCAGACGAGTGTTGGTGGTGAGTACTTTGCGGCGGGTGTAGGAGCTGCGGTAACGGGTCGTGGTGCGGATTTGTTTGTTATTGATGACCCACACTCGGAGCAAGATGCTTTAAGTGAGACAGCATTCGATCATGCGTATGAATGGTACACTTCTGGTCCTCGACAGCGTCTTCAACCGGGTGGATCCATCATAATTGTTATGACGAGGTGGGGAAAAAAGGACTTGACAGGCCGATTATTAGCCGCGCAAGGGGCAGATGTCATGTCCGATCAGTGGGATGTGGTGGAATTTCCAGCGATATTACCCTCTGAGAAGGCATTATGGCCTGAATTCTGGGAAAAAGACGCATTATTGTCTATTAAAGCCTCTCTTCCGGTAGCTAAGTGGTCAGCGCAGTGGCAACAACAACCGACTGCTTCACAAGGTGCAATCGTTAAAAAAGAGTGGTGGCAGCCTTGGGAGAAGGAAAAAATACCCCCATTAACGTATGTTTTACAGGCATATGACACGGCATTTTCAAAAAAAGAAACTGCGGACTATTCAGCGATCACAACTTGGGGTATATTCAACCCAGAAGAAGGCGGACCAGACAACATAATTCTACTGGATGCCAAGCGAGGGCGTTGGAATTTTCCAGAACTAAAGGAAGTTGCGTTTGATGAGCATGAGTATTGGGAACCCGATATGGTATTGATAGAAGCGAAAGCTACGGGTACTCCTTTGATACAAGAGTTGCGGCTTCGAGGCATACCAGCCTTGGGATTTGCACCTGGAAGAGGCACGGATAAGATAACTCGTATGCACATGGTTGCACCAATGTTCGAAGCTGGTGTAGTATGGGCACCAACGGACAAGAAGTTTACAGACGAAGTGATAGAAGAGGTTGCGTCATTTCCTAATGGTGATCATGATGACTTTTGTGATAGTATGACGTTAGCTATAATGAGATTCCGGCAAGGGGGATTTGTTTCTCTTGCAGGAGAAGACATAGAAGAAGATTATTACCCTCAGAAAAGGGAGTACTACTAATGGCACTACCACCACAACCAATGGGATCAATTGTAGATTCAGGCCTTATGCAAGGTGGACCACAAGAAGAAATGTTGGGACAACAAGTTGAAGTAATGGCACCGGAAGAGTTTGAAGGTGGGGCAGAAGTTATTCCAGACGGAGAAGGTGGAGCTATTGTTCAAGCTATTGCGGAAGCAACCGGCATGGACATAAACGATATGATCGAGCATGACTCTAATCTAGCCGAGTATCTAGATGAAGAGGTCCTTAAAGAAATCTCTATGGATCTTAGAGCGTCGTTTGAAGATGACTTACAATCAAGAGATTCTTGGGAAGAGACATATACTAAAGGATTAGATCTATTGGGTGTTGGGAGCACGGATCGTTCTGTTCCGTTTGAAGGAGCCTCTGGAGTAACTCATCCGTTGATCGCTGAGTCGGTCACTCAGTTCCAAGCACAAGCGTACAAAGAATTATTGCCTTCTGGTGGCCCTGTGAAAACAAAAGTCATTGGTCTTTCGAACCCAGAGACTGAGGGTCAAGCTACTCGTGTCAAGAACTTTATGAATTATTTAATAATGGAGAAGATGGAAGAGTTTGATCCAGACATGGACCAGATGTTGTTTTACTTACCGCTATCTGGTTCCACGTTTAAGAAGGTTTACTATGACGAAGCCAAAGGTCGCCCTGTATCTAAGTTTGTTGCGGCACAAGATGTAGTGGTTCCATACACTGCTACTGATTTGGTTACTGCACCACGGATAGCCCATGTTTTAAAGATGACAGACAATGAAGTTAGAAAACTTCAAGTTGGTGGTATGTATCGAGACATTGAGCTAGGAGAACCAGGTGATACCGAGGAAGATACCGTTGAGCAAAAGGTAGATGAGCTTCAAGGGATTTCAAGAACATATAAAGACGAGATACGGAACATTTTAGAGATACACTCTGTTATGGAGATAGAAGGTTTTGAAGACAAGGACGAGCAAGGAGAGCTCACAGGGATAAAACTTCCATACATCGTAACGATAGATAGAAGTAAGGGTGATGTGTTAGCTATCCGCAAGAACTATGCGGAGAACGATCCTTTAAAACAAACGATTCAATATTTTGTACATTATAAGTTCATGCCTGGGTTAGGCTTCTACGGTTTTGGTTTAACTCACATGATTGGGGGTCTTGGACGTGCTGCGACTAGCATCCTACGTCAGCTTATTGACGCTGGGACGTTGGCTAATTTACCAGCGGGATTCAAGGCTAGAGGTGTAAGGGTCCGTAATTCGGATGAACCGTTACAACCGGGCGAATGGCGGGATATAGATGTACCAGGTGGTGACATAAGGAGTGCGATTACACCGCTTCCGTATAAAGAACCATCTGCAACGTTGGCTCAATTGCTGGCGGCTTTGATCGAAGGTGGACGGAGATTTATCTCTGTTGCTGATGAACAAGTCAACAACATGAGTGGCGAAACACCAGTGGGCACAACAGTTGCTATGTTGGAACGTGGCATGAAGGTGATGTCGGCGATACACAAGAGACTACACTACGGACAAAAGAATGAGTTCAGGATATTAGCTCGAATTGTTGCAGAGAATCTACCTCCATCCTATCCATACCAAGTTGCTGGAGCGAGTCCTGAAATAAAACAACAGGACTTTGATGGACGTGTAGATATAATTCCCGTATCAGATCCCAACATCTTCTCTATGGCACAACGGGTAGCATTAGCTCAAAGTCAGCTACAACTAGCGCAATCCAATCCAGAAATGCATAATATGTACGCATCATATCAGCGGATGTATCAGGCGTTAGAAGTTCAGAACATAGATGAGATTCTACCTCCAATACCAGAGCCTCAACCGATGGATCCTGCTATTGAGAATGCAAGGGCCTTGTCGGGGCAGTTGCTTCAGGCTTTCCCAGATCAGAACCATGATGCACATATCATGGCGCACATGATCTTTATGAAAACGCCGCTTGTGCAAACTTCTCCACAGATAATGGGAACATTCTACGCGCACCTCCAAGAGCATTTAAACTTTAAAGCCACGAACCAGGCTATACAGGAGGCGCAAGAAATTATGCAACAAGTGCAACTATTGGCTCAATCGGGAGGCATTAGTCCTGAACAGGCACAACAAGAAATAGCGGACATACAAGCTGGTCTTAACGACCCATCTGCTTTAGCTAATTACGTTGCAGAGATATCGGCTAAGATGATGGGAGAAATCATATCAGAGTTGATCCCACCACCCAACGATCCGATGGCTGATCCTTTGGTTCAGATTAGAATGCAAGAGCTGCAAATAAAACGAGACGATGTTGAGAAAGATAATGAAATAGACAAAGCTCGATTACTTATGGAAGCCGCTAAAATGGAGCAACGGTCTGCTACAGATGCGGCTCGTCTTGAGGTTCAAGAAGAGATTGCAGAGGATCGAACTGAAGTAAACAGAGAACGTATTGAAGTTCAACGAGAGGCTATGGAAGCGAGAAGCAGGAGATAACATGCGAGGGACTTGGATATACTGGAGAACTTTGCCTATCTTAGTGGGTGTTTTAGTTCTGTGTATACTTTTATCTGG